CGTAGATGTTTTGTTCGTGTAATTGAGTCATTCATTGGATTATTATTATCAATGTTACGTCTGTGTAATTCACGTGTTAATTCTCTATTTGGATTATGAGTAAATGTGTCACCACCCTCGCCACCATTAGCTATATTGTAACAATCTGAATTTCGTGATTTATTAATCCAATGAATTTCTCGATTATCTATATTGGATTCATTACAAATTTCTAATATTTCTTTTTTAAAATTTTCAATACCATATTTTAATATTGATTGTTTTAATAATTTACCCGAACCCATGTAGTTTGGATTATTGTATTTATCCTTACCTACATAAAATCTACCGTTTACTAAATTAGTTGTTTTATATATTATCATTCACCTCCTTTATATATAAATATAAGAGTGTGAGATTTCTATATCATTTCACAGTAATTGATAATGAATCTAAATTATTCCAATGTACATACACCACCCGAACATGCAAGTTCTGCTGATAATTCAGTTGTATCTTCCGCTTCCACTACTTTGGTTAGGTCGATATTTTTAAGTTGTGAGTATAATTCTTCGTATTCTTTTTTAGTAATATCCTCAAAAGGCATTTGCTTGTAAGTTCCACCATCGAAAGGAATTACGGATATACCGTTATAATGTCTTTTGTTTGTCCACATCCAATCACGTACCAAATCCCATTCATTATCTTTTACTGAAACTGTACATGATACGTTGTGGTGATTTTGTCCTTTTCTGTACCCATTATGTATCCAATTTTCGGATATAAACTTAACACGTTCCAATAGATCTATCGGTGATTCATGTCTTGTTATCGCTCCCTTTGGTGCTCGTTGTGGTACTGATATTACCGATTGTTGTTCTGGTCTGAAAAACTCATCCTCAATTAATTTTGGATGTCTTTTCTTTAGATACGGATAAATTGATTCATCTTTACCAATTCTCATTCGTCTTATGTAGTAATTATTATGCCATGCATGAATTCCACTACTCGTACCAAGTACCAAACTTGTTGTTCCAGCTGGTTTTACTGAAGTTGTTCGAGCCGCTGGGTTTATTCCAACAATCTCAGCAACACGTTTGTTTTCTTCGTTTACAATATGAGTAGCATTCACGTAATCCAATAATAAATTACCCTTTGATGCAATACCTGTCATACTAACACCTAGTAAAGCATCTTTTTCAGTAGTTCGTGCCCATATATCACGTAGATAATGGAAATCAGTATACCCAGCCTGTAATGTACCAATGAAAGCGGCTGCTTTTGAACGTTCTTCAAAGTCCTCTTGATCTACAACACTACTCATGTTTATTTCAGTAAGGTTACAAAATTGATTAGGTCTTAATGATATCTCAGCACAAGGATTTGTACCCCAATCCATATCATTTGTAAAGTATATTCCAGGTTCACCTGCTCTACTTGCTTTCATTCGTTCCCATAAATGGTGGAACTTTGATTTAGTAATTTTATGTCTGAGTATTACAGCACTATTATTAGCTCTACCACGTTGTGGATTTCTAATGTACCAATCACCAATCTTACATGATAACATCGATGCATCATTTATGTTGAATAATGCTATCATTGCTGCTCTACGGATACCACCTGCTAAAACAGCATCAGCGATATGACACATAATGTCATGTGCTTCGAGTGATGATAAACTTGAATTATCATCCTTTTCACGTAACATACCCTCTAATTTGGTAAGAGCCAATCTAAGTGGTTCAGGACCAGGTGCTCTACCACCTGCTGTGATTAACAATGCACCCTTTTCTCGGATATCACTATAATCAAATTGAATATGTGAATTGATTTTACCTGTATATGATTTGAATAGTACCTTAACAGCATCAGCCCAACCTATAATACTATCTTGTATTACATATTTTCGTTTTCTATCATAATTGGGTTTGTGAATTTCCGGCAGGTTTTCGATGTGGTGTGTCTGTACACTATAACCCACCCCTGTACCGCCTAACAGTAGAAACATAGTTTCAGAAAAACTATATATTGAATCTATTGGTAGGAATGCACAGTTGTAAATTCTTGAATTGTTTATTTCAATAGGTCTACCACCGAATTGCATTGACCTCATTGAGGGTAATACTTTTTTAGTTAACACAAAGTCGTTATACACATCCTCGATTTCACCAGCTATCATTGGATATTTTCGTACATGCATCTCTTTGTTTCTAGTCACTATTTCAAACCAATTCTCCCTACGGTTTTCCTTCTCTAAATGTCTAGCGTATTTGGTGTGTACCACAATATCACTAAGTATTTTTTTATCCAAATCTAATTGATTCGTTGTGTTCATATTATATTAATTGTTTTTTCATTTGATTAAAGATATTGTTGCATACTATTTAAGATCAGAGTGGTTATCTCATTCACACCATAACAAAAGCCGATGGTTAAATAGTTTAGTTAAGATTCTCGATTACGAGTATATACTTTATTTAGATTCTGCTACCGATGCTTTACGGTAGTCCGTTATTAGTTTTTTCAATTCCCCAATAGCCTTACGTGCTTTTGTGTTTGAGGCTTTGGTTGTTTTACTATGTTCTACTTCAAATTGATCAAATAATGTCTTAATTTGTTCAAATAATTCTCCTGATGTTTGTGTCATAATTTAGTCTTGATTTTCTATTAATTTCTTATTGGTGAATATAACTATTGTTTATTTAAAAATGTATGTACTTCTAACTGTTAATTTTTGGTGAAAATGAATATTGGTTCTAATTTTAACCCTTTACCCGCAACACTAGATAGTGTTAGATAAATAGTATCTTTTAATTTAAATCCAGTTTTTTCCGATATTTCTTTTGTTCGTTCTTCTATGTTCTTATGTTTCGCAGTATTTGCTATGTTTAATATCATATGACCACCTTTACGTAATCCATGATAACAATTATTAATTGTATCTGTTAAAAACCCATTCAGCCACAAATCCTCTGATGGATATTTCAAATATGATTGAGTTGGTTCATCTGAATACTTCTCAGTATCAAAATATGGTGGTGATGTGAATATCAAATCAACACTTTCATGTTTTGGTTTAAATATCTCTGAACCTAAGTTGTGAAATTCAACGTGTTTATCGTGTAAATTCAAATCTTTGTTGAGTTTAACAAGACCATCATATGTTTTAGTAGATGGATCAGTACCGATATAAGTCTTACAATTACTTGATAAAAATCCTAGTAATCGTCCACCCCAACCCATACTTGGGTCATATATTACACCGTTATTACCATATGTATTATATAGATATTTAGCAACCGTTGGTCTAAAATTACTCACCGTTTGGTTTCCACCATATATCTTAAAATTCTGTCGTAATCTGTTTAGTGTGAACTTACCATTACCATGTTTCAGTTGCCATACCCACGTTTTTCTAATAATTTCTTTTAATTTTTCATCACTATTCCAGTACTCTATTGGTGTCATTTTACTTGATCCACACCGAACATCCACCCAATGCGGAAAGTACGACCAGGCCGTTGATAAACCATGCATAGTCTGTTCTAGTCTGTTATCAATTAGTAGTGTATTCTCATCAAAGTTGATTAACGATTTTATATCCTTAACTCGTTGATAATGAGGGACATCATAGTGTGGAAATCCATGTTTACGGAAGTACTTAAATATTACGTGTAAAGCATGTTTTGTATCCTTAACTCTTAATATATCATTAGTTATCTTACGATATTCCACGTCAAGTTCATCACAGTCAATGAATTTATTTAAGATATTATATTCTATCATATATCAAAGAACTTATTTGTTATTTCTCTTTGTTTTGGTGGAATATATACCTCACCATCTTTCATTGCACGTTCGATTCTAGCCTTTGCAATATTCATATAATCTTCATTCATTTCTATACCAATGAAATCAAAGTCTAATCGTTTACATGCTTTGCCTGTACTACCACTTCCCATGAATGGATCTAATACAGTACCACCTTTTGGTGTTACCAATTTTACCAAATATTCCATTAATGGTGTTGGCTTGACCATTCACGTGGGATGTGTATTTCTACCCATCCCAACCTCCTTTCTAATAAAATGTTGCTGTAAATGTTCAGGTAAACTACTGAACTGCATGCTTGATATTTTCATATACATATTTTTTATTTTTTATAACATCGTGTTCCCAATAACGTAATATTGTATAACCGGCTTTAATCATATATGCATCTTGACTTTTATCAAAATCCATTCTACGTTTTTGTCTTTTATCTGGAATTCCGTCTTTCAATGTAGTAGGGTGTCCGTGCCAATAATCACCATCCCATTGTATTACAATATTTTTATCAGGTATAAACACATCAACTAGAAATTTATCAAATACCAAAAATTGTTCTTCAAATTCAATTCCCAATTCATTAAGTATTTTACTACCTGCCACTTCCAACTTATTTAATCCTTTATTGTTTTGTTGTACAATATTTGCTAATATATTTGATTTTCTCCATTCTGGATCAAGATTTCTACATTTCATTGAGCAAAATTTAATTTCATAATCTCTACTATCTGCTAAACTTTTACTCAGGCCGAACCCCGTTCCACACGTTTTACATATGAATTTTGATTTATTCCTACTTTGCCATTCATTTTGGCAATCTGTATTGCAAAATCGTTGTTCTGTGTTTTTTGTTTCATATTCAATATTACACATTTCACACATTTTCTTAGTTAACGGATTTTTAACAGCAGTTGGTCTTGAAGTATCATAACATTTCCTAGAACAATATATTCTTGTTTTGCTAAAATTACCTTCTACTATTTTACCACAACTCGGGCAGTTTAACTTTCTTAATTTGTATTGATTTTTTCCCATATCTATTATAATATATCATAAAACCAATTGGTCTTACAGTTATAAATATAGAAAAATAAAATAATCATAAATATTTTTGAATTTCCAATA